GGTGTTCGTCGGCGTAGGTGAGTGTGAGGAAGCTGCTCTCTGGCCATAGTGATGCCTCGTGTGTGATTCGCACGGCCCACTGCCGTGCTTGTTCTTCTCTGCACAGGATGCACGTCCCACACGGGACGGCTAACCCTGTGTACGGTTCGACCCAGTAGGCTGGGTCCTTCTTGCTCCACATGCGAACACGCCCGCCATCGGCGGGCGTGTAAGCTCGTATGGGCTTCTGGCAGGCCATTACAGCCTGATTCCGCCCCGGGCCATCATTGACCCGGTGTTGATCGCTTTACGGCGATTTCGGGCCTTCTGGAACGATCTCTTGTGGCGTCCGCCACTCATGTGCCTTCTCATTGCCATGTGATTCCCTGCCTGTGTCAGTGGTTGCCCCCGGCGCTATTGCCGGGGGCTCTAGCATAACGCTTACTTGATCTAGTTATGCTAGGTGGTCACTGCTTGCCAGTGTCCACTATTGTCACGTCAGTGACTGCAAGTAAGCTGTGATGCTTTCATTCAGCTTTTGCTCCCTCCTGAGCTTCTGCCGGTGGCGGTTGCGAGGGTATTCCTGCTTCGGCAGCGGCATGGCTATGAGCTTGTCCAGCCGTGCGTTCGATGCGTCCAGCAGCTTGTTCGCTTGGGCGATCTGTTTCTGGAGCTCGGCCGGTGGCGTGGCTCCGAATACCTGTTCGAATGATGCTGGAGCAGTCGCAGAGGTACTCCCGGCTCTCGGTGATGTGGCCGGTTTCCGTGTCGATTTTGGCGAGTCTCCAGATTTCGAATTGGTGCGGCGCTTGGTTGATGGCACTTTGTGCTCCTTCGTTGTGCAGTTGGATTGAGATTGCCGCCTTTACTTGCGCGTCTCCCGGTGCTGGGAAGGGGCTCATGTAGTAGTCCATGAGTCTGTCCCTGATGGAGTAGATGTTCACTTAGGTTCTTCCTTGTTCGCCGGCGGTGTTTCCGGCGGTGTGAGTATAGCCAGCAGTTGTGCGTTTGTCATGCTGTCGAGTTCCTCTTGTGTTTTGTCCCGCAGTTCGCGCGGGAGTGTGTTTCGGAGTGTGCCGATTTCTCGGGTGATTTCGATCATGGTCCTGAGGTCGCTGGGTAGCAGCGACAGGTCGGCTTCTATTGGCGGTTTTGTGTGTCCCGGCAGTGTCCGGTGGATTTTGAATTGCTTCACGATCACATTGACGTTGGTAGCGTCCGCGCCGGCTTGGTCGGTCATTGTGGGTTCTTTGTTGTTGAAGATCGCGGCCTTCTTGTTGGCGAGGTATCGGTTCGTCTTGTTCATGTCATTCTCCTTTGAGCATTCGAATCATTCGGAAGAGGTCGTATATCCATGTGTCTTTGCCTTTTGCGCCTTCGTTGCGCCACCAGCTCGCTTCGGCTTCTGCGGCTGGGAGTTTGGCGCCTCGTAGGAGTGTTTCGGCTTCCTTGAGGAAGGATTCCTTTTGCGCGGATGTGGTTTGCGCCTCGGTTAGTCGCGTTCCGGCTTCGCTTGCCCGTTTGAGTAAGGGCAGCATTTCTTCAAGTTGGCGTTTCTGTGCCTCCGATAAGTTCGATGATTGAATTAGTTGGTCGATGTTGCGGTGTTTCAGGGTGAGGTCCGCGCCGGCCAGTTCGTGCGCGTTGGTTGCCTGTGCTTCGGCCAGTGTGGCTTCGGCTCCGGCTTTCTTCGCTTGGTTGAGCGTCAGTTGCAGGTTTGCGGCCTGCATCATTTTGCTTCCTGCTGAGTTTAGCGCCCTTGGCATTGCGTCCACCGGTTGGACCGTGGCTGCGGCGCTGTTGGGTGTTGAGGCTCCTCCTTGTGTGACAGCGAGCATGGGATTGAGGCCTGCGGCTAGCATGTCGCTCGTAGCGCGTTGGTAAGCGGTGTTGGACATCCGCTCCTCCCATGCTTGGTTTTCGCGTTGCAGCTTGATGTTTGCTGCGTTCGCTTTTTTCTGGGCTGAGTTTCCGAAGATGCCCCCTAGGACATCTCCGGCAATGCTCGCTCCCAGTGCGGCTGCGACTGGAATTGGCATGTTGTCTCCTTAGAAGTGGTCAATGAGTCCGGGCACGCTGTATGTCGGCATGAGTCGTCCGACGGTGTTTTCGTGCAGGATGTCCATGATGATTTGTGCGCTCCACTGTGTGGTGGGGTATGTCGCGAGGGATCGACCGAGCGTCTCTTTCGTTTTGTCTGTGATGAATGAGGCATTCAGCGCAGGTTCGCTCCCGAACTCTTCGGCGTAGTGCCACCAGTCGAGGGGTGCGCTGGTTTGCGATCTGAGTACGCCTGTGATTTCGTTCGGTGTGTAGCGATATTCCGCCCATCGCTCCTGGTAGCCCCAGGTTTGGTTTGTGTAGGTTCCGGTGGTCGTTTGGTAGATTTCGCGGGTTTCCACGGCTTGTTCGCCGAGTGTTGCGAAGACTGGCCAGTAGTAGTCGAGGCGTGTGTCACGGAGCCAGTGTCGGCGGATGCCTTGCTGGTAGGTGGGTTTTGCGCGTACCACTGCCAGTCCTATGATGTAGCCGTGTTCTTCGGCTGCGTAGGTGAACGTCTGTTTTCTTCCGTGTGCGTTCATTTCTGCGCCGAGGTTTCCGAGGGCGCTTTCGTCTGCGCCTACCGTGGTGTCGTACGTTGCTGTCTGGTTCACCGGGTTGACGTTGACAGGGATCACGCTCCCGCCGAGGTATTCGGGGCGTTGCAGTCTGGCGTCGCTGCTCTTAACTCGGAAGTGACTGAATATCTGCTCGATGTAGCGGCTCCCTCCTCGAGCGTCGCGCTCCAGGAGTTTTTGTGTTTGGAATGCCAGTCGGATTTGGTTGATGGTTGCCGCCGTGGCGTTTGCGAGGTCCGCGTAGAGGTTGCTCGGGTAGATTTGTTCTCCGCTGGCTGTGGCTGCTGTTGCTGTTCCGTGGTGTATCTGCTGGTTGAAGCCTCCAGTAGAGCCCGTGATGAGTACGTTGTTGACGTTTGGGACTCCGCCGTCTGTCTGTAGTACCCGCAGGCCTGCTTGTGCGCCGGTGACCGTGTCGGTCGCGCTGGTGTAGACGGGCGCGGTGGCTCCCAGCGGCAGTTCGATGGCGTCGCCTTTTTGCGCCCATGGCAGTGAGCTGGTGAAGTAGTCGTGTTTTTTGTTTGCGCGTAGGGGTCTCTGGTCCCACGCGTTGCCGTTTTGGGTGTAGCTGATTGAGTCGAGCTGCGCGGTTTCTTCGTTCCAAATGAACGGTTCCTGAAGGTTCTGGTCTCGAAACCATTCGTTGTAGATGGTGAGGTATGCGTCGATCGGCTTTCGGTTTACTCGGAGGTCGAATGTGTACGTGGCTGGTGGTAGGCCTAGGTGGTCGAAGACGCTCCCGACCTCGATGGCGACGTCGGGTACGACGATCGGTCGGACTGTGCGCGGTGCGAGTGCGGTGTCGGTTCCTGTGATGAAATCTTCCCAGTTTGGGTCGGTGATTCGGTTCGGTACGAAGAAGTAGAACGTCTCTAGGTCTATGTCGTCGATGGCTGGTGCGATCGGTGTGGCGAATCTCGCCATGATGTTCTCGGTGTGCTGCCATGTGTCGCCCGGCAGGACCTCTTCGCACATGATTGGTATGAGGTCCGAAGCGTTGAACGCTTGTTTTCTGGTCTGGCGCATTGCCAGTTTGCTTCGCGGCACGTCCGCTGCCGGGCTGATTGCGAAGTTTTTCTGACTTGCTGTTTTGTTTCTATTCACTTGATGTCTCCGTTGTGTTTCGATCCGTGGCTCTGGTTGTCCACGGAGTTATCCACACTTGTGTGGGTAACTCGGTGGGCAACCCATTCTTCTCCGTGTAGCCGCGCGCCCGTAGGGCTAGCGCGCGAGCTACACACTCTTGCTCTTATTTCTATTGCGCGCGTGCGCGTTTCGCGCGCGTGCGGTGAGTTGCTCTGGTGTGTAGGTTTGCTTGTTGTCCATTCGCTTTTGCTTGGTAGTTTCTGCCTTTTTCTGGTCTTGCTTCTTTAGCCACGTGTCGTAGTACCGCGGCGGTTTTTGTGGTGTTCCGTTGATGACGACGCGGTCATGGTCGTAGGTTTGCACACCGTATTTGTCGAGCCATTCCCGCCCTATGGCGGGCCGAAGGCTCATGAATGCTCGTGGTTGTATTAGCGGGATGAGTTCCCCGCTCTGTTCGTCTACGCGGACGTACTTTTGTTTCGAGCGTAGTTTTTTGGTGACGTATGAGGCCGTGTATTTGGCCGTTTGGAAGTTGAGCGCCCCCACTGATACGTGACCCAGTCCCCAAGCCCGCTCAAGGGCTGGGCATGTCCACAGGAGTGTGGGTTGATCTCTGAGGATGGTTCGTCCTTCTGTGAAGGCGTGTCCGAAGATGCACGCATGGTAGTGCGGTCTTTGGCTGTCATCTCCGTACTCTCCTACTGCGTAATAGCGCAGTGGTCCTATTTGCCTTCGCAAGGTTCGCCAGAATTTCTGCAGATGACTGTAGTCCAGGCTGTTGTATCGGGGCAGGTGTTCGTCTGCGTAGGTAAGTGTGAGGAAGCTGCTCTCTGGCCATAGTGATGCCTCGTGTGTGATTCGCACGGCCCACTGCCGTGCTTGTTCTTCTCTGCACAGGATGCACGTCCCACA